CTCACATCTGGGTACATGGTCGGGCTTCGCGTAGAATACCCTGTCATACGCACGGTAGAAGGTAAAGTCGTCGGCATGTGTTTGGATGCCGATTCGCCATATCTGCATGCGATGGTAGCCGCGCCGGAGATGCTGGAGGCGTTGAAGGTTCTATGTAACTTCAAACGGGAGTGCCCGTGCGAGGTGTCAAACGAAGAACTGGCCGCATGGGATAAGGCATACGCCGCCATCGCCAAGGCCGAAGGGAGGGTGCAGGAATGAGTGAATGGATAACAGACCGACTGCCGGACCCGGATGATGCGTTTGATGACTGGGTGTTCGTATCGGAACACGGGAATATCCAAATGTATCTAGCCGTATCGGTTAAACTGGGTATGCCATGGCTGCCGATCGTACCACCAGCCCCCTACGTCAAGCCGAAGCGGTGGGCGGTGCAGTGGCATGCCCTTACTAATTGCTGGCATGTCATAGACACATATGCCGTTATGGGTTATCTACATTTAGACTCAAGCCAAGCCGCCGCCGCACAGCGCATCTGCGACATCTACAACGAGGTGATGCCATGAGTGAGTGGATAACTGACCGACTGCCGACGGAGGAAGATGCGGTTCATTATTGTGTGCTTTTATGGGATCAGGACGAAGGTGTATTGATATGGTCTTATGACGGTGTCAACGAAGGCCAGCCGTGGATGCCAATTCCCACACCCGCCCCCTACGTCAAGCCGAAGCGGTGGGCGGTCAAATGGTACGAGGACTATGCGATCTGGTGTTTGTTAGACGAGGATGTTGTAGTGCTGGTATTAGACAAGAACCTTACGACGGCAGCCGCCCAGCGTATTGCCGACGTCTACAACGAGGTCATGCCATGAAGCGATACAACCACCACGGAGCAGTCGTATCGCCCGAACATCCAAGGGGGCAATGGTGCCGGTGGGACGACGTCCGCAAGCTGCGACACGTAGCGCAGGGTATGGCCTACGTGCTGGCAGATGTCGACAAGGCGCTAGCACCAGACACCGAGCTGGCGCAGGACGTAGCCAAGGCACTGAGAGCATGGGAGGAGTACGACCAATGAGCAAAGAAGCGAAAAAATACGATTGGCGTAAATACGACGAATCACGGCCACGCCTGGTGATCAGGTTAGACCGCGAAGAAAAAGACGCATTGGACGTGGCCGCGCGGACGCTCAACCTGAACATCAGCAGGAAGGTATCGGACTTCCTGCGCCCTGTCGTGCTCATCGGCACGCCTGCGGGGCAGCGTGCATATCAGATCATCACCGCGGGCGTGCAGGCATCGATCGCTTGGAACAGCCGTCACGCTCATGGTTTCGGCGATACCGAACCCGTCAGGGATAAGGACGGATATCCTGCACGTTATACTTGGCGCAGATCCGATATTCTGGTCAGCCCACGAACAACGAAAGACGGTCAGACCGTGAACTATCACACGGTCGTGCAAAGGGAAGGCGAATCACGCAGCGATGCAATCATGCGGTACACTGAACTATTGATATGCGCATGGGCCGACACGCCCGAAGATCTGCGCGATGGCCTGCTATCTGAAATTCGTAATGAAGGTAAACATCGATTTGTAGTCATGTTCGGGGGTAAGCCATGAGCAAAGCCCATGCATATCACATTCAGTACACGCTCGGCAAGACGACACCATACATGGTAACAACAACCGCGTCACGTGGCGAGACGCGGTATTTCACAACACGCGCCGAGGCCATAGCCTACGTGTGCAAGATCATTGCAGAGGTTACGCCGTGAACTACATCCATCCCGACCTGCCCACACCCGAGCCGATCTTCCGCGAGGATCGCAACGGGACACGCTACTACGCTCACGTCGACGAGACGGGCGCCGTCACGTGGTACCCATCTGTCACGACCGTGATCCGTGACACGTCGCCGACGCCGTACGGCCTTCTTGTTTGGTATGCCAAGCACGGCATGCAGGAGGCCAACCGACTTCGTGACGATGCCGCGGAATACGGGACTTCGCTGCACATCGACATCGCCCGGATCATGAGCGGCGAAGTCGTTACGCCCGACAGCGAACGCAAGGCCAAAGACCTCATGTCATGGGTCGCCTTCTGCAAGGAGCGCAACGTCGAGCCGGTCGCCGTAGAGATCCCCTTGGTCAGCCGTACGCTCAAGATCGCCGGTACGTGTGACCTTGTCTGCTGGCTCGATTTCGGCAAGAGCCGCGAGCTTGCCATCATCGACATCAAGTCAGGCGGCAGCTACGAAGACCATGCCGTGCAGCTGGATATGTACCGCATCGCGTTCAACGAACAGTACCGCGAGGCACTAGGTCAGGGCGTAGTCTTCACGTTCAACTGGCACCCTAACGACTGGCAGAAGACGCCGACGTACAAGCTCGTCAACCAGACGGCCGCTTGCAAGCCTAACGAGGCCTCGCTGCGGTGCGAGCTTTGGCACGCGATGCACAACGCCTCACCACGCCCCTACCTCACTGTCAGCGGCCCCGTCGGTCTGGGTATGGAGATGCCGACCATCACCATCGAAAACCCCGACGACAGCGCACGGGCGAAGTGGCAAGCCCTCACCGGCCAGACCATTACCGAAGATGCCGTCGTGCTGCTGGATGACGTCGAAGGAGCCGCCGTATGATGCGCTCCATCCATCCCCTGCGCTATATCGGTATGGCCCTCAACTGGAGAACAGGGCGGCCCTTCATTGCCATATCCTTCAACGTACAGGGCACACAGAAGCGTAACAGCGTAGCATTTACGCACGACTACAACGATGCCGATGCGATGCTGACGACACTGTACGCAGCCGTCATAAGACGCGACGAGATGCTCCAACGTCACGGACACGATGAGGTGATCGAGAGCATTCCGACGATCGATACCGCAGTGCTCTACTGCCAGAAGGCCGCCCGGCTGTTCATCGAAGACCGTGCGCCGGTGCCGATCGTCCGCGAGATCAAGGTTTACGTTCCCCACGAAGGCGTCGTGCGTGCCCGTAGTGACGTCCGCACGGTGCTAGACAGATACGGAGTCAAGTACGACCGTGAGGCGCCGTATGGGAGTGCTTGACATCTTCGACCGTGACGATGAACTGCGGGCAGCGCATCAGGCTAAAGTCAAGGCCGAACGGGCAGACAAGCGGGCCAAGTACAACCGCTCGGAGTCTAAGCTCCAGAAAGACATATTCGACGCCATCGTGAAGAACGGTTACCTTGTCGTCCGCGTCAACTCGTCGGTGCACATGACCGAGCACGGGACGCGGCTGGCGTCCTACCGCATCGTCAACACGAACGAAACCGCGGGCTTGTCCGACGGGATCGTCTTCCACAGTCACGGCGCCGTCTTTGTAGAGATCAAGAAGCCCGGCGGACGGCTCTCGGAGAAACAGCGTAAGTTCATGGACACCTGCCAGCGCTACGAGATGCCCTACGTGGTCATCGACAGCGTCGAGAAAGCAATGCAACGATTTCCAAACCGCCGATCCACGGCGGGCACAACCACTACCTAAGAGGTACCCTATGGGTTTTCATCACGCAACAGGTCAGAGCGTCGCCACGTGGGCGTCGTTCGCCGACGGCAAAATCGTATTGCGGTCACGAGACCCACGCGAGGGCTTCATCGCGCGCGTCAACAAGGTCGGCAACACCGTATACGAGCAGAGGCATGAGGCGTTCACCGGACGCCTGCAGAACATCCGCATGACGGACAACGACTATGGATCACAGTTCTGCTTCAACTTCGCAGACGGTGACGATACGTACATCATCACCGACCGCATGGACGGATCGTATGCACGGGCTGTCATCAGCTATCTGGCGTCCGATGCGTTCGACCCTGTCAAGCCTGTAACGCTCGTACCGTGGAAGATGGCCGACAAGAACGACCCCGACAAGTACTTCGTCGGTTGCAAGGTCACGCAAGGCGATAAGGAGCTGCCGCGTCGGTGGGTATCGCACCGCGTGCCAGAAGACAAGCGCAACGGGGCGCAGCCGTTCCCCGAGATGGCGATGGTCAAAGTCAACGGCAAGATGACGCCAGACGCTACGCCCATCATCGAACTCTTGTGTAAGGCCGCCGAAGAGATCGCAGCCAAGTGCGAGAAGTCGGCATTCATTCAGGACACGTCAGCATACGCATCGCCTAAGCCCGTCCGTACATCCATCGCCGAAGTACGCGAGGCCGCAACGACGGCAGACGTACCCGATGGCCTCCCGTTCTAATCCACAAACGGAAAGCCCCGGCACGATAGATCGCGTCGGGGCTTCGCCGTATCATTCACTGTTCACCACAAAGATACTATGCAGATCGGACTATCTGTTAACACGACGGTTGTCAACAAGGCGCTTCCTGCCGAGATGGCCGCTCTGAATCATTCCATGCAGCCGGTGTATATGACCGTGGACGAACTGGCGGCACACGTCCAGCAGGGGCACCCCTTTACACCCGCATGGCTCAAGACCCGCAGCGACGGCAAAGCTGCACGCAACAACGCATCGTGGGTGTCGGCGCGGCTCGTCGCCATCGACATCGATAACACCGTCGACAGCGTAACAGGAAAGCGCAGGCGCAACGACGAAGAAGGTTACGTCAGCCTGGACGATATCCTCCGTGATGAGAACGTGAGGCGCCAGGCGGCCATGATCTACACCACGTCGTCACATACCGACGATCATCATAAGATGCGCGTCGTCTTTGTCCTGCCCGACCTTGTCACCGATGCCGACGCATACAAGCGCATCGTCGATGCGTTCATCGACCGCTTCAACGCCGACACGGCAGCCAGTGCGATCGCTAACCTGTTCTACGGGTCCAAGGATTGCACCATGCACGTCCTCGGCAACGTCTGTGACCGCAGCTTCGTCGAGGCGTCCGTCGAGCGCATGAACTGCATACAGCACGAGACCAAGCAGGCGCGTATGTACATCCCGTCAGGAGTGCCGCCAGTCGAAGAGATACGCAAGATGCTCGCCGTCATCCCTGAAAAGATCGAATACCTCGACTGGATGCGCATCGTTTCTGCCGTCGGCAATAGCTTCCCCGAAGACGTAGCCTTCGACCTCATCACATCCAAATGGCCCGAGATGTCACAGGGCGACGTGCGCTACAAGCTTCAGCGGCGCCTGCATCGTGTGGGCATCGGGACGCTGATCTACCACGCCAAGCGCTACGGATGGAACCCGCCCGCAGGGATGTACGACGAGCCGCCAAAGCCGAAAGAGGCCATCAAGGCCGTTGAAAAGTACCTCGCATCGTTCTACCGCTGGCGGTTCAACGTCGTCCGCCACCAGGTCGAATATTGCAGCATCGACGACACCGAGGGCGAGTGGCACAACTTCGACGACTACCGCATGCACTCCATCCTTCGCGAGCTGCGCGCTGAGAACATCAACGTGAACAAAGACCGCATCGTCGAGATCGTGACGTCAGACTTCAGCCCTAAGCACGACCCCATCGCCGAGTACTTCCGTGACCTGCCGACGTGGGACAACGTCGATCGATTCGAGTCTATCGCCGAGTGCATCCCCATACCCGAAGACGACACCGACGTCGAAGCTGCACGGTCGTACATCTACACCGTCATCGGGAACTGGATGATGTCCGCCGTGGCGTGCGCGACGACAGGCAAGGCAAACCACATCTGCCCTATCCTGCAAGGCGACCAGGGCGTTTACAAGACCACCTTTATCCTCGGCCTATGCCCGCCCAAGCTGCGGCGCTACCTGACCGTCGGTACGATCACCGGCGACAAGGACACGCTGGATGCGATCGCCGGGTCGTTTATGTACGTAGACGATGAGCTGGCCACCATGAACCGCAAGGAAGCCGAGATCATGAAGCGGATCATCACGCAAGAGGATATACGCTTCCGCCAGACATACGCACGGTTCCGATCCGAACACCAGCGTAGAGCTTCGTTTATTGGGTCGGTTAACAAGGTCATGTTCCTGAACGACGAGACCGGCAGCCGGCGCTTTCCCGTCATCCGCGTGGGTGGCAACATCAACATCGAGGCCTTCCGCAAGATCGACATCGACCAGGTCTGGGCGCAAGCACATCACTACTATCGAACGGGAGAGACTCACTGGTTCGATCGTGACACGATCGAAGAGATCAACGTACGCAACAAGGCCCACCAGATGACCAACGAAGCCGAGGAGCTGCTGGCGAAGTACTGCAGCCCCGTCGGCAGGGATCAGCAGAACGCCCATGGTGTCGAATTGCTGATGACTTCGGAGCTTGCCGCGAAGCTGGCCGAAAGGCACTTCAACGAGCTCAAAGCGGTTGTAAGGTCAGACGACAGGTTACAACTTAACCTGGGCAAAGCGCTTCATTCTGGCGGTTTTGTACGCATCGGGAAGAAGAAAAACGGCCTAGTTAGGTACGTTTGGGTCGTCAAGTGGGCTTGACCTTACAACCCTTACAACCACCTTACAACCCGTAAGTCCTTAGAATGCGACGCGGTTACGAAGAAGGTTGTAGGTTGTAACCTTATTATCCTATCATAAAAAAAAAGTGTATATATATAGAGTATAGAGTATAGCGTACAACCATACAACCCTACAACCTTTGCAAACCCGACCCCATGAAAAAACTAATCCGCAGCCGCTCAATCTACATCGACGAAACCCCTAAGGTGGTGCCAACGGCCCCGCCGTCCGCGGCCCGACGGCCGACGGTCCGACCCGTCAGAGCGCATCAGCCGAAACGCTACTTGCCCGTGAACCCCGGAGACGATCGCTACACCGACGCATACGAGCGCGAGTGCATCCAACTGGAAAGCGCACAGACCCCAGAATTGCCGCCGTGCGTGCCCGTGGTGGCGTCGGAAGGTTCTGAGGGACCCTTTACGCAGGGTAGGGTCTTAGAAGGCCCTGAGCGGGACGCTGTCATCAGGCGCTACCGAACGCACGACCGGCGAAGCATGATAGCCCTCATTCCCTTGCAATCGCCATCGTCGTGGGTTATCTTCGAGCATGCCGACGGGAACCACACATGCGCTAACCTCGACTGGTGACATCATGACCCTGTCCGATGGTGACGCCGTCGCCGAAATTGTCATCCATGCCGTGTGCCAGGTCTACGGCGTGACGCCTCGCGCGCTCGTCTCCGTTCACCGATACCGCGAGCTGGCCGATGCACGTCACACCGTTGCGCACCTTCTGCACATGTGCTGTGGATATTCTGGCGCCCAGATCGGGCGCGAGCTGCAGCGGACACGGTCGAACGTCTACGACAGCATCAAACGGGCTTCCGTCCTGCTCGACTCCGACCGCGAGTTCGCCGAACGGTACAGAGATTGTCACCAGATAGTCACGAGGCGGTGACTGGAATGGAACTAGACTAACCAGTGGCAGCACGTCACGACCTGAAGGGCAATAGCTACGCTGTGGGTCCGCACAAACCCACACCGAAGCGCGAGCTATGGCTGAAGCTGCAAGACTACATCATGAACGACGGCCTTGAGAGATACATGCGCGAACTGGAGTCATCCGACCCGGAGACGTTCATGAAGCATTACCTCACGATCCTCGAGTTCGTCAAGCCTCGCCTGCAGCGTCAACAGGTCGAAGTGTCGACCAACGACACCCGGGACATCAAACTGAACTTTGGCACTGCCAAGCTGCTCACGGGCGGAGGTGAGACCGATGAAGGATAACGTAACGATCGACCTTCACGACGGCCAGCGCCGCGTCATCGACGAACGTAAGCGGTTCAACGTGATCTGCTGCGGGCGACGGTGGGGTAAAAGCCGCTTGGCGTTTGCCTTGGCACTGGAGACGATCGCGCAGCGTATGCCGGTGGTGTACATGACCCCGACGGCCGTTGACTACGAAAAGCGATGGTCAGAGGCTACCGAGTTTTACCGCCCGATCCTGAAGGATGCGAAGATCAGCGAGGGCGTGCTGCTGTTCACCAACGGCGCGCGGATGGACTGGTTTGGCCTGCACAGGTTCGACGGGATCCGTGGCAACCGTTACGCCCGTGCCATCATCGACGAGGCAGCCCACAGCCCGAACCTCGAGGATGCATGGACGAAGGTGGTGCGGCCGGCTCTTGCGGACTTCCTCGGTGATGCCTACTTTCTGTCGACCCCTGCGGGCGGTAACTATTTCAAGACCCTGTACGACACCAAGCACCCGGCTTGGCAGTCATGGCAGATGCCGACGACGTCAAACCCATTCATCGACGTGGGGGAGATCATGGCCGCGAAGGAAGACCCGAACACGCCTGACATCGTATTCCGTCAGGAGTACATGGCGGAGTTCATCGACTTGCAGGGCGCCCTTGTCAACCGCGAGGACATCCGCTACGGCCACCCTGCCGAGGGCGAACGCATCGAGTATAACATGGGCGTCGACCTTGCCATCAGTACGAAAGAGGGCGCCGACTATACGGCCATCGCCGTCGTTGGCAAGGTAGACAACCGTTACTACATCGTCGACGTGTTGCGTCGGCAAATGGGTTTCAACGACACGAAGACGGCGATCAAGAAGATGGCCGCGAAGTGGCAGCCGACGTTCGTCAACATCGAGGCGGTACAGTACCAGGCGGCAATCGTCGAAGACCTGAAGATGGAGATGCGCGAATACTACGTCAACGCGATCCATCCCGACCGTGACAAGCGCAGCCGCTTCCTGCCGACGCTAGGCAAGTACGAGCACGGCCTCGTCTATCACAGCGCGACCCTGCCGCCAGAGTTCGAGGGCGAGCTACTGCAGTTCCCCGAGGGCGACCACGACGACATGGTCGATGCGGTGGTGTATGCCATGAAGGGCTTTGATTCTGGAGTGAGGGTCTACAATGTTTGAACTGAAGCACGGCGACTGTCTCGATGTCCTGCGCACGATGACCGATAACAGCATCGACGCGATCGTCACAGACCCGCCCTATGGCCTGTCCTTCATGGGCAAGCGATGGGACTACGACGTTCCCGACGAGGCCGTGTGGCGTGAGTGCCTGCGGGTGCTGAAGCCCGGTGGCCACCTGCTGGCCTTTGCAGGCACGCGGACGCAACATCGCATGGCGGTACGCATCGAGGATGCGGGCTTTGAGATACGCGACATGATCGCGTGGGTGTACGGGTCGGGGTTCCCGAAGTCGCTGGACGTAAGTAAGGCGATCGACAAGGCTGGCGGCGACGCGCTGGCATGGCGTGCATTCTCTGAATCATACGCTGCAGCTGTTGAGAAATCTGACATGAAACATGCGGATATTGACCGCGCGTTGGGAATCAAATCCTCATCTTGCTACTGGGCGCGAACCGACCATCGTGGGGGAATGCCTCCGCGTCATCACTGGGAGCGGGTGAGGGAGATGTTGTCGCTTCCTAATGAGTTCGCGCTGCTATACGACGAGGCCGAGCGCGAGGTGGTGGGCGAAAAGTCGAGCGGCCTGTCTGGTGGGACCGGCGCAACCGTAGGCCGATTCACGGACTCCCGCAACGCCCGCGGACTTGTTGACATCACCGCCCCCGCCACGGCTGCGGCTAAGGAGTGGGCCGGATGGGGCACGGCATTAAAGCCCGCCCTTGAGCCTATCACGGTGGCACGCAAGCCGATCGTCGGCACGGTGGCGAACAACGTCCTAACGTGGGGGACGGGTGGGGTGAATGTGGACGGGTCTCGCATCCCATGCGAATCTGGACAAGGCCGCTGGCCCGCCAACCTGATCCACGACGGCAGCGAGGAGGTGGTGGGGTTGTTTCCGCAGACGAACAGTGGTGGATTTTGCGGAACAACTCAACAACCTACAAACGGACAAAGCAAGGGCAAAGAGCGCCAACGCACACGCGAAGATAGATTGCCAGACTCCGGCTCAGCCGCCCGCTTCTTCTACTGCGCGAAGGCGAGCAAGGCCGACCGCGGCGACGCCAACCACCACCCCACTGTCAAGCCTACCGACCTCATGCGCTATCTCTGCAGGCTGGTGACCCCGCCGAACGGCACCATCTTAGATCCGTTCATGGGCAGCGGCTCGACGGGCAAGGCCGCCATCATGGAAGGCTTCCGATTCATCGGCATAGAGCGCGAGGCCGAATATCTGGAGATAGCAAGGGCACGCATCGATCACGTCACGAAGGAACCGAACCTATGGCAAAGCTGACCAGCGCAGGCAACAAGCGGTACCGCATGACTGCCGAAGAGTTCGAGCTAATTCGCGAGGCACGCGACGCCCGTGTCAAGGCCGAACGTGGGGCCAACGGATCTGTCGGTGGGCAGGCGACGAAAGCGCTTGTGCAGCACGACGACGGCCTGACAGCACAGCAGCGGTATAGACTCCGCAAGAAGGGCGAGCTACCACCTGCTCCGATGACTGGTGCTGACCAGATGAACGACGACAAAGCGAAGGCGCTGGGGATGTCGATGATCGCTAACGAGTTTCGACGGCGCGAGCGGTCCGACGGTGTGACGGATCTGATCGCTGGCGACCTACGGCCCGACTCCATCTGTGACGTTACATCGAGTAAGACGGGCGTCATCTCTGACTTGCACTGGCCGTTCCATGCGCTCTACGACGACGACGGCCACCTGCACGGCCCGTACCTTACGGCCATCGAGCACCTGCGGGACTACGGCATACAGACGCTAGTGATTAACGGCGACGCGATGGACTGCTATAACATTTCGACGCACGAGCGCATCGAAGCCAAGCGCAACTTTGTTTGGGAGCTGGACGTGGCTCGTGCGATGCTGGCCCACCTGCGGCGGTACTTCGGCGACAAGGTGCGTATCATCTACCGCGAGGGGAACCACGAAGAGCGGTGGTTGCGCTACATCGCCAAGAACGCAGACGCCCTGCAGGGCTTACCTGAGGCGACGCTGCCCGAGCTGCTAAAGCTCCGCAGTCACGGTATCGAGTGGATCGGCGAACGGTCTAAGCTGACGGTCGGCAAGCTGTGGATCGACCACGGGCACGAATGGTTCGGGAGTGGCGGCGTCAACCCGGCACGCAACTACCGCATGAAGGCGCAGGACAACATCTTAGTCGGTCACGTCCACAAGACGACCTTTGACATGCACAAGCGCCCGTTAGACGGCTCGGTATTCGCGGGCTGGTCGATGGGCTGCCTGTGCGATCTAAACCCGCACTACGCCCCGCGCAACCACTGGAACCACGGCGTCGTCACGGTCGACCTTGACAAGACGGGCGAGTTCAGCGTCAGCAACCGCATCATCATTAACGGGCGGGTGCGGTAACCTGCACTTGTCGGACACTGTCCGATAAAATAGCTTGCGTATTTCGATATTTTTGTTATAGCTTCGCAGCACATGGCAATACTCGATCGCCTCCGTTCGGTGTTCAAGCAGGCCCCTGCCCCGTTGCAACGCGTAACGGCGGTGGGGTCTCGGTATGTCCGACCGGACTACAGTGAGTTCCAGAAGCGCGTCGTCGAGGGCTACAAGGCTAACCCCGTCGTTGCCGCTTGTGTCGCCGTCCGTGCGAACACGCTGAACGAAGCGCCGCTCGTCGCGCAAAATGCAACAACTGGCGACCTGCTACCGGCACACCCGCTGACACGGCTGTTTGCCAACCCCAACCCGTACATGTCGCAAGCCGAGTTCTGGCAGACGGTAAGCACCTACATCGACATCGGCGGCGGTGCGTACATCGTCAAGGCGCGCAACATCTTAGGTGGCATCACCGGTCTGTATCCTTACAACTACGGGCAGATTGTCCCGCACATCAGCCCGTTGGGATGGATCGACGGTTACGTCTACGACGACGGTGCTGGGCAGACTACGACCTTCGACGTCCGCGACGTCGTGCACATCAAGTCGTATTACATCGACCCGCTGCAACCGCATCTGGGTTTGTCGCCTATCGTCGTGTCGTCGATCAGCATCGACGCATACAACGAACTCATGACGACGCTGTACAGCATCGCCAAGAACGGCGGCGTTATCCCTGGCATCCTGTCGAGTCAGGAGATGCTGCCAAGCCCCGTGGTCGAACAGCTCAAAGAACAGTTTGCCGAGAAGATCGGCGGCATGGGTCCGCAGTCTGGCAAGCCGTTGGTGCTGTCGGGCGGTGTAAGCTATTCCGAGATGGGGCAATCGATCAACGCCCTGAGCGCACCCGATCAGTTCACGCAGTTCGAGGTCGCCATCTGCGGCGCCTTCCGCGTGGACCCTGCCGTGGCAATGACCCGTGCGGGCCTGCTGTCGTCGACGTATGCCAACAAAGAAACGGCCTTCCGCGAGTTTACGACATTGACGCGCGTACCAACGTGGAACGCATGGGAGGAACAGATGGCGCTATCGTTCGCCTCTGAGTTCCCCGGCGTTCGCCTGCAGTTTGATACTACAAACATCGAAGCCCTTAAGCCCGACCCTGCACAGCGCGAGGCCCTTGCTATCCAGATGTGGACGGCCAACGCCATAACGAAAAACGAGTTGCGCGCAGAAGTGGGCTATGTCGAAGTTGAGGACGGCGAGGTTTACAACTACGAATTGCAGCCCACCACGGGCGGCTTTTTTGCAGCTCCCGAAGGCGAAGTCAAGGCCGAAGGCATCGACCCCGAAGCACCAGCCCCGATCACTAACCCGAACATCGCGCCACCCGAACCCGAGCCGCCCATCCAGTTTTACCGGCAGACGGAGAAGGAAGCGGCCGACTACTGGCGTGCTGCTGACAAGATCATGAACGACTACGCAGCCGAGCTGATCCCGTTCGTGGCCGACGGCATGAAGACGATGTATCAACAGCTGACGGGCCAGAAAGCCGGCGAGCTCGACGTGACGCGCATCAAGATCGACCAGCTGACAGCGCAGTACCTGACGGCATCGGCAAAGGTCCGATCAGGACTGTTGCGCGAGATATTCTATCTGGCGGTGCAAGCTGCCGAGGGCAACCCTTCCGAGTTCCAGTCGATCTTCGACACGATCCAAGAACGCGTAGGAGCGCAGCAGCGCGAGCTGTTGACGATGGCCTACGGCACGGCTCGCGACGAGATCGGGCAGACCATCGAGGACAACCGTGGCGTTACCGAAGCGGAGCTGCAGACGGCACTACGTAGCAAGGTCGAGACACTGACCGTTTCCCGTGCTGCGACGATCGCACGGACCGTCACGCGCGCCTCGGCAACGGAGACGCAGAAGGACACGTGGAAGAAGATGAACGAAGGCAAGGAAGGCACCGAGGACGAGATCTTGCGGGTGTGGGTAACGCGTCGCGACGACAAGGTGCGTCCATCGCATCGTGAGATGGACGGCCTGTACGTGAACGTCACGGGCAAGTTCCCCGAACTCAAGGCCGACGCGAACGGCCAGATCAGCCGAACGGGCAAGACGTTAGACGGCCCCGCCGTAGGCACTGGCAGCCCGTCGTCTATCGTCAACTGCCGCTGCGTTATCCGTCCCGTTCGCAAGCGCAAAATCACATCAGGATACCAACCTGCAGAGGCTGGACAATGAACGACATCAGATTCAAAGTCATTGGCACGGACCCCGAAGCGCGCACCTTTACGGCGATCGCTTCGACGTTCAACGTCGTGGACAGTTACAACGAACGCATGATGCCCGGTTGCTATTCCAAGTCGCTAGCTAAGCAGATGCCCGTTGGTGTCAAGGCTCACGACTGGACGCTTCCGGTCTTCCGCACCGAAGCGAAGGAAGTCCTGCCCGGTGACCCAGAACTCGACGATCCTAACATCGACGAGGTAACGCGCGCCAACGGCGGCCTGTGGTTCCGCGGCACGATGTTTGACACGAAGGACGCAGACGAGACGTACACCCTCATCAAGCAGGGCGGCTTCCGCGAGTTCAGCGTGGGATACACAACCATCGTCGACGGCTTTGGCGAAGACGGCACGAAAGAGATCTACGAAGTCGACCTGCACGAGATCAGCCCTGTGCTGGTCGGTGCCAACCCGAATACGCAAGTGATAGCATTGAAGCGACGCGGCGACTATGACGACCACGTGGTCGGCCTCGGGAACGAGGTCACCTGGCTTGTGGAGCGTACAAAGCAGCGTCTCGATATGCGCATGAAAGAGGGGCGAATCTTATCGTCCCGCAATGTGGCTCTGCTCGAGACCTTGGCGGGAATCTTGAAAGAGGCACACGGCGAAATCAAGCGGCTTCTTGCCGCGTCAACACCGCAGCCAAAAGAAGAGACCGAGGCGAAGCCCGGTCGAAATCGTAAGGCCCTGCGGCAACTCATCAACAGTCAACTCAAGGACCACACCCTATGAATCTCGAAGAGATCATTGCGGCGCTGCAGGCCTTGCTTGAGAACCCCAACGCCACCATCGAAGAGATGGCCGCTGCGGTAGCTCAGGCAGTCGAGGCCTTGACAGCGTTGACGGAATCCCCTGACGTCGAGGACAGCCCCGAAGTGGCACCCGCCGTCGAAGCGCAGGCGCTGACGCTTGCGTCCCTCATCAACAAGGCGACGGCCCGCATCGAAAAGAAGAAGGCCACAGCCGCAGTCATCAAGTCGGCCATCAACACACCGACGGGAGCACAGCCCATGACAACGAAGACATCAGCCCCGACGATCACGTCGAAGGGACAGAAGAGCCGCGTCTACAAGGACAGCGCCGAAGCCTACAAGGTCGGCCAGTTCCTGCAAGCCCAGATGGGCAGTGCCGACGCTAAGAAGTGGTGCGACGATCACGGCGTATCGTTCAAGACGCTGACGTCAGCTAACAACACGTCGGGCGGCATCCTCGTACCGGAGGAGATGGAATCGGCAATCTGGAACCTGAAGGAGGAGTATGGCGTCTTCCGCGGTGGAGCCAACGTCGTCGGCATGGGTTCCGATACACGCCATATTCTCAAGGAAGTATCAGGCAACGATACATACTTCGTTGGAGAAGGCGTCGCACCTACGGCATCTGATCTGGCATGGACAAACCTTACGCTCTCAGCTAAGACACTGGCAGTGCTGACGAAGTACAGCAAGCAGCTCGGCGAAGACGCAACGGTTTCCATCGCCGACGAGATCACGAACTGGGCAGCCTACAAGCTGGCACAGCGCGAAGACGAATGCGGCTTTGTTGGTGACGGCACGTCGACGTACGGCCGCATCATCGGTGCCACGTACAAGTACCGCAAGCTCCTTGAAGACGGTGGCGGCACATGGGCTACCGACGCCGACAAGGCAAAGCTCGGTTCTGCTGTCGTAGCCACAGGCACGACGTGGTCGGCCATCACGCTTGCAGACATCATCGCAATGATCGGCAAGGTCGCCAACTACCCTGGCACCAACAACGCTTTCCACTGCACGCCGCAATTCTACTGGAACGTCGTGTATAATCTGGCCATTGCCAAGAACGGCACGACGGGAACAGAAGTCGTCAACGGCGTACCGCAGCAGACGCTCATGGGCTACCCCGTTGTGCTCAACAACGTGATGGCGAAGGCTACGGCCATCAACCAGGTTCCGCTGCTGTTCGGTGACGTATCGGCATCGTCGTACTTCGGCGACCGTCGCGGCATCACGATCGAAACGTCAGAGCACGCCGACTTCGCTGCACGCCTCGTGTCGGTGCTGGTGACGGAGCGCTTCGACATCATCAACCACGACTTCGGCAACTACAACGCCACTGCATCATTGCAGAAGGCTGGTGCTATGGTCGGTCTCATCACCCAAAACGACTAAGGAGTAACGACTAATGCAACCACTGCAAACCGCTAAGACGCACGTCTTCGTCGCTCCCGGCGCTGTCGTTGACAACGCAACGTACACGTCGACCGTCTGCGACACTGCTGGCGCTGACTACCTCGAAGTCAACGTACAGCTCGGCACGACCGACATCGCCCTTGCTACGCTGAAGCTTCAGGAGTCCGACGCCATCACGAACAGCACGACGCTGGACAGCGGCGCCGACATCACCGGCTATGTCTTCGGCACGTCGACCAATCCCGACACGGGTGCGGCTTCGACCCTGCCGTCGGCAACGGACGATAACAAGGTGTTCCAGTTCCGCGTGCCGCTGCAAGGCCGCAAGCGCTACATCAACCTGATCGCCGTCGCCGGCAACGGCACGACGGGCACCTACCTCGCAGCTCACGGTAAGCTCGGCAAGCTCGAGCAAGATCCCGTGACGGCTACGGACGCAGGCCTCGGAGCATGGCTGTAATAGCTCACTACGGGCCTCACGCAGGCCCGTGGTAAGCTTTTACGGAGGTTAGCTATGGTGAGCACAAGGTGCAAGGCTCTGGGGCCTCTACAGACAATCAGCGCATCGGTCGCCGTGACGGTGACCTGGCCTGATCTGACGGATTTTTTGCTAGTGCATCCCGTCGGGCATGACCTGTCGGTGACATACGACGGCACGACACCGACGACGACGATTGGCTTCATCATCAAGAAGGATCAAACCAACGAAGTTTACGTCGGCCCCGAAATGCTCATGAAGATGACAGCCAAGTCAGGCGACCCTGTTATCAACATCCAACCCTTCCGCAAACTTGCAGACGTGAACACGTAATGTACAGCCCCCGACTATCTAATGCTGGCGCTTCGGTACAGCTCGACGTTGTGCGCAACGTGCCGTGGGCGTACACGTTCACGATCAAAGAAGCAAGCGCCGTTGTCAACATCAGCGGCCGCACGTACGCTGCACAGATCCGCACGGCAGGCGACGTGCTCGCGGCGACGGCGACGTGCTCGATCACGGACGCTGCCAACGGAAAGTTCAGCGTGTCGTTTTCGGCGGCCTCGACGGCGGCCCTGACGGCAGGTGCCAACTACGTCTGGTCGTTGGAGCAGACGGCATCGGGAGTCACTACCGAGCTGGCACGTGGTGAGGTAACCGTCTACGGTGAGATCGCCCAGTGACACAGACCTTGAACATAGAGCGCCCGAATGTTACGATTGACGTTGGCGAAGCGGCAACGACGATCGCTGTCGACACCAGGCAGATCACATTGACGGTGGACAGTGGCGGCCTCGTGCCGATCAGCTCCGACATCAGCCTCGTAGCCGCTGCGAACATCAGCGCCCTCCGTGCAGTCACGACCGACGGCAGCGGGCAGGCGGTGTACGCATCCAACGACACGCTGGCAAACGCGCAGGTCGTCGGCATCACTACGACGTCGGCAACGACGGGTGGCACTGTGCGCGTGGTCATGAACGGCACGATCACCGACAGCTTTTGGACATGGACCAAAGGCACGGTGTACTTAGGCACGAACGGCAACCTTACACAGACGGCCCCGACTGGCGGTGCTATCGTGGTGCATGTGGGTCGGGCCTTGACAGCAACGACACTACAGATCGACGTAGACACAATCATCACAACGGTGTAAAACATGGCAGCGAAATACATCAAGAACGACAGCGGGCAACTTGCCGAAGTCGAAGCGACCACCTCATCAGCTGGTGCTGGCGACGCTGGCAAGATCGTCGGCCTTGACTCGGCTGGCAGGATCGACCAGACGATGATGCCCACAGGCATCGGCGTAGAGACAGAGGCAATGGTAGCCTCGGAGACCTTATCCGCTGGCGACATCGTTAACATCTTCAACGACGGGGGCACGCGCAAGGCACGTAAAGCCGACAACTCCAACGCACGTCGTGCGCATGGTTTTGTGTTGGCGGGCGTGACGTCGGCAGCGACTGCGACGGTGTACATGGAAGGAGCTCTTACTGGCCTGACGTCGATCACCCTCGGAGCGCCGTACTACCTAGGCACGACGGGCGGGCACACGGCCACGGCGCCGACCGCTGCGGGCACGCTTTCACAGGAAATTGGCATCGGCGTTTCTACGACGTCGATCAGCTTCGAGCCGCAGCAACCTATAACACTGGCCTAAGCAATGGCAATCAAAAAGCCCCTCGTGCTGGCATCGGGCCAGATACAAGAGCTACAATCGGGAGACGACATCGACCCGAAGGTAAGGGTGTCGTCTGACGACACAAGCCCGGATCATTTGGAGTTCAAGATCGTCGGCAACCGCGGCATCCGTATTGATGTTTTGCAGCCGGGCGCGGCCGAAGAACTTGAAATCGGCCTCGATGATGTTAACGCTTTGTACTTCGCCGGCGTGTCGGCGAACGACAACAACCCTGGCTACCTCGAAGACAAGATCGTTGCCGGCTCTAACATCACGATAACGAAGAACAACGCGGGCGCTGACGAGACGCTTACGATCGCGGCGACGGGCGGCAGCTCGGCACCTGACATTCACCCTTTCCTATTGATGGGCGCATAGCATGGCAACGACCTACAAAATCTTAGGACAGGTAACGCCGGGCACGACGGCAGCGTCGACGCTGTACACGGTGCCGTCTACGACTCAGGTCGTGGTCTCGTCGCTTGTCGTTTGCAACCTGACGACGACCGCACGCACGTATCGTCTGGCTATCCGTCCCAATGCGGCGACGCTGGCCTCCAGCCATTATCTCGCATACGACACCACGGTGGCGGCGAACGATTCTACTATCATGACCATCGGCGCAACGCTGGATTCTACCGACGTCGTGACGGTGCAGGAATCGGCGGCGAACACGCTAACATTCACAGTCTTCGGTGCTGAGCTGACGTGAGTGTAAGATCGCTACGATACAGTGACCTGTCATTGCGTCTCCCGAAAGGCACCTCCGCACTTCCCATCGAGCGCGACGCGTGGGCGTTCTTGGATGCCGCGGGCATAACGTCTGCTTTGCAGCAGCGGGCCGTGGTGCAGCTTGTGCGCGACCTGAAGAAAGCCCAGCTATGGACGAAGATGGAAGCCGTCTATCCGTTTGTAGGTGGGACGGCTACAACTCATAAATGGAACCTGAAAAACCCGCAGGATACAGACGCGGCGTTTCGTATGTTGTGGGAAGGTGGTATAACGCATAATGCCAGCGGCATTACTGGCAATGGTACGACAGGTCGTGGCGTAACATATTTGGTGCCTTCTACGGCTTTCAGCGCTGGTTCTGCACATGTTTCAGCTTATGTCTCTACTAATTTAGAAGGGCCTCGAAATGAGTATGGCCTTTTTGATGCCACAAATACAAACGCCATGTCATTTAACACATCGGAACAAAGTGGCGTGGTGGATGGCACTGGCAACCATGTAAGTATTATTGGCCACCAAGCTAACAATCGGATTATCGTTTTGCGAACGGGCAATGCTGGTTTTCACACATCGACGAGGACATCGACAACAACATTAAAAATGTTTGTTAATGATGCACAGATTGGCGCAACAAATACAGTTGCCTACAACAACTTTAGCACCTTGACGGGTAACATGTATTTCAATGTGGCAGCGTTATTCAATGGCACTACTTTCACAAATTACAACACGAGAACAATCTCGTTTTTCAGCCTCGGCGATGGGTTGACAGATAGCGAAGTTGCTTTGTTCAACAGCTCAGTACAACGATACCAAAAAACGTTAGGACGTTCGGTATGATGCTAAGTCAGATACCACTAGCAAACATGTCGCAATATGCCGGTTTGTTAACTACTGTGCAGGCAGAAGCATTGCGTGGCAACACCTACTTGCCTGATAGCTATTTTAACCCTATACAAGATGCCAACGGCAATTGGATAGTTAGTGCAGAAGAGATAGCATATTGCGCGAACCCTAATTTTTTATGGGTTAAAGAACTAGCAATGATACCATTGGTAGCGCCGCCATCACGTCTAATAAATGGGAAAGTTCTGCCATGATGATCTCCCCTGAAGAAGGTCTTATCGGCGGCGTGGCCTTGTGCATCATGTGTCTGCTGCCGCTACTACTCCCGAAGGATAAGCGATGAACGAGCAGTTCCCGAAATGGGTCTTAGGCGTGGCCTCGGCTGCGGTCATCAGCATTGGCGCTGGCCTGCTGACGACGATGGTCATGCTACGTGAAGACATGGCCGTTGTCAAGTCACACATCGCCGAGCTGAAGCAGACGAATACGAAGGTCGACGCTGTCGAACGCATCGTGATCGGTCACGAGTACCGCATCACGGCGCTGGAGGCCGACGGTACGGTGTACCGCACGGACACAATACGAGCACGCCGTGGACGGTGAACCGATCATCACCAACGTTAAACAGATGCCGTATGAAATACCACGGCCGCGTAATCATGTCGAGGCCAAACCATACGAGCCGTTGCAAGAGACTCCGTACTTTCGTGAGCCGACGCTTGCGGAATCTCTTGCAGCTGCTTGGCAGACAACGAAGGTCATCGCGGTGATCACACCGCATATCGTAAAACTCATTTTAGGACTCGCCATGAAATCGTGGAAGACAACCCTCGGCGCTATCATCGCCGGACTGGCTGGCATTCTGAACGCTCTCGGTATCGTCGTCATCCCTGCCGACGTGCAGGTCGGCGTCCTGACGGTCGCCATGTTCATCATCGGCCTGTTCGCAGCCGACGACAAGACGGCTGAGTGACACCTAACGACATGGAGGTATCGGGATGGCTGCAAAGAATACTGCCGGCAAAGCTGGCAAAGCTGGCAAGGTGGTCGATACGGTACGTGCGACTGTTCACGTACCTGAACGACCGACGCTTGCGGTAGCTGAACCGGTCGCACAATGCGACACGTTCAGCTGGATGGACATTGCCAAGGCCGAACTCGGGCAGCGCGAGGTCAAGGGTGCGAAGCACAACCCGCGTATCATCGAGTATCACAAGACGACGACGTTAAAGGGCACCACGGACGAAATCCCGTGGTGCTCATCGTTTGTTAACTGGGTCATGAAGCAGGCAGGCTATCCGGGCACGAACTCGGCAGCGGCGCGGTCATGGCTGCAGTACGGGCAGAGGCTGGCGGCGCCCGTGCCAGGCTGTATCGTCGTCCTGTCACGTGACGGCGGCGGGCACGTCGGTTTCTACATGGGGCAGGACTCCTACGGCATCAAGATACTCGGCGGCAACCAAGGCGACGCGGTGACGGTGGCGCAGTACGCACACGGGCGGTGCCTTGCGCTGGTCGTGCCTCGCAATATGAGAGCAGAAGACAACGAACTTTTCTATCGTGAACTCGCGAGGTTTGCATGAGCCTGACGACACGCCAGATCATCAAGAGCGACTGGCTCAACATCGCTGCGAGTGACACGACATCCGATGCGATGATCGACCGTCTCATCGCTGCGGTCGATGCCGAGATAGCAAGCATTTGCGACCAACCCGTCGAAGCTACGGCGAAGACTATCGTCATGATGGGCAACGGCAAGCGGTGGCTTACGCTGCCGTGGACGTCGCCCGTGACGCTGACGACAGTAGAGACGCGCGTCAACCCTGAAAGCGCATGGTCTGTAATCACGTCGCAATGCACCACGGATCAGCTGTCGAGCATGCAACGTCTGTTCCGTTCGCCGTATCCGTGGGATCTTGCGTCACACTACCGCATCACGGCGACCGTGGGCTACTCTGTCATCCCTGCCGACATCGTGGTATGTGCTAACGAGATGGTCGTCGAACTCTACAACGAAACAGCGTTTGCCCCTAACGGCTCGACATTGGGCATCGTGTCCGTCAGTGAAGTGCAGGCAGGCCAGACGGTAACGAAGGCGCTGCAGTCGATGCGTCCGAAGGTCGAACGTCGCCTGCTGCCCTATCGTAGGGTAACGATCTGAAGACGATAGCCGACGATATTCTCGCCATCGTGAAAGACGAGCTGCAGCGCATCCCGGATGAGCTGTTTGTTTACGTCAACGAATACTTCGGCGATGACATCGGCTCGGCAGTGTTCCGAGGCGGCGGCGCCGTCCGTGGGCGCAAGTTCCCTCGCAACACGAGGACCGGCCCCGGTACGTTGCGCATCGTCAGTGGCGACCTGCTGCGTGCTACCGAGCGCGGCGGCAAGGGAAACATCTACAAGCTGACAAACCAAGGCGGTACGATTACCATTGATTACGGCGTCGATACGGGCATCATCCCGTACGCTGCCATCCACGAATACGGCGGCAACGCTGGCCGTGGACTGAAGACACGCATCCCTGCACGGCCCTACTTGCGTCCAGCATTCGAGGCATTCGAGCGCGAGGAGTGGCCGCAGGTTATAAGGCGCATTGACAACCGAATCAGGAGTCTGTTCTAATGGCCGCCAACAGAAACGCATACATCATCGGGACGATACGCGAGGCCCTCGCTGAGGTGCCGATGTTCACGGTGACAAAGGTCTTCCGTGACAGCTTTACCGATCAGCGTGCCGTCGTGTATCCTTTCATCAGTTCGAGCGGCGTCACCGACTACATGGAAGACTTCTCGACATGGTCGGGAAAGACGATGGTGACGGTGTACGTCAACGCCAAGGTCGAACAGGATCCGAGCGGGACGACGGGCAAAGCGACGGCGGTGTGGGACGACATCACCGACCGCATCGAAAACGCCATCTGGGAGATCAATACTCCGAGGTGGGAGACGCACGGCAACGGTCAAGAGACGACACTACGCAATATCGTCGTTGTGGCACAGGGCGGATTCCTGGACGACGGCAAGCAGCAGATCAAAGTCGAATATTCCATCGAGGTAACGTGGGACTTCACAAGAGACTGACAGGCGCTGCAAAGCGTCTGACATCACAGGCCATACCCAACGCCGACCATGCACCCTCCGAGGCCACCACGGCCACGGATGACGGCAATACGGGCAACGTAACGCAGTGGCATGACCTGACGTTCTACATCATCACGCGCAAGGAAGACTTTAAGCTCCTGCCCGAGATGATCGCCAGCCTGCCGACGGGCGTAAAGGTCAACATCGTCGAGACGATCCACGATCCGCAGGCCGACATCGAGGCTGCTGCCACAAGTACAAACGGCGCGATTCAGGACGGCCGCGACGTCAGGACGTGGGAGTGGCGATACCCGCGGTGGGACTTTGCATCGGCACGCAACGCGGCGCTCGCAACGTGCGATACGTCATGGGCGATGTGGATGGACTCCGACGACCGCATCCCTGCGATCTACCACAACGACATCATCGAGCTTGTCAAGGCCGACAACCCGGGCGTCGGTGGGTACATGATGGGGTGCGCTGGTTACCAGCCACCATACGAAGCCGGTGCGCGTGGATCATACTACGCCGTACCGCACTGCCGCCTGCATCGCGTCGACACGCGCATCACGTGGCGCGGATATGCACACGAACAGATCGACACGGCAATTCAGGACAGCGGGTACGCCATCGCTGAGTCTGCCGTCGTCGTCATGCACGTAGGCTATGTAACTGACACCAAAGCCCTCGCCGCCAAGATGGGCCGTAACGTCATGCTGCTATGCCGTCAGATCTCTGAGGACAAAGAGTACATCCCCGCCTACTACCTCAATGCCCTCAAGGATAACCTCACTACTTATCTCCACATGAAGGAAAACATCAATGGCTAAGATAGTCGGCGGTGGTAGGCTTGTAAAGTTCTACACCGTAACCAACACGAGCGGCGGATGGGCCATCGGCGCAACGGCCGCATTTGAGTGCACCGAGCAGATCAACACCGACGTTGCATTCGACGACCAAGGCGTCGCCACAATCACGATCGAGCAGATCCAAGACGACGCCGCATTCAACACGTTCATCGAGACCTACGGCCGCCCGACGGCTGGCAGCTCGGGAACGCCTGAAGACGTGACGTACGAGAACGGCGACCAGCTCCTCGGTGCTGCCAACACGGGCACGCCCCTGCTGGCCATCATCAAGGGCGGCACGCAGACCGGTGGATCTACCAAGATCTTCGCATCGGTCGTCACCGTTGGCCGTTCGTCTGGCTCGTGGTCGCAGTCGGGCAACACGTACAACCGTCCGACGCTGACGGCCGTGTCGCAGCCCATCGAAGCGACGGCCGCAACGGTGGCATCGACGTACTTCTCGTCGTTCGCCGTCACGCCTGCCCAGCTGGTGCTGAACAACGCCGCACGCAAGTACGGAGCCGTGACCTACCAGTGATCTTCACGCTCACCATCGCAGTCGCGATATATGCGCTCAACGTCTGGCGTGGTGGTTCTGCCATCACGCCCGACGGGGCGTTTTACCTGGCATCGGGCAGGGGCGAAGCAACGCCCATGCCGTATGCCCTTCGTTACCTGCCGCAAGCTATTCGGAGTTTGGCAGGATGGCGAGCGATGCACGTAGGGTCTTACCTCGCCCTGATAGCAGCGACCTTCGCTGCCGTGCATCATGTGTCCGCTGCGCACGCCACACCCGCAGCGTTGACCCTCGCCGTCCTGCCAAGCATCCGACAGTCTACGACGTGGCCCGTGCTGCTGGATATGCCGCACTGGGCGACGATCGCCGTGGCCGTAGCCCTCGCACAGGTCAACCCTGCGCTTGGCTTTGCAGTATGCGTCTGGTCGGTCTTCATCACCGAGCGGACGCCGATCTTCGCTGCCCTCGCAGCGGGGCCGTGGCTACCATGGGAGTACATCGCGGCGCCCGTGGCGCTCTCCGTCGTCTGGGTGCTGGCCATGCGCATAGGCAAGGTTTACGTCGATACCGACATCGACTGGCTACAACACCCCATCCGTACCGCACTGGCAAAGCACCGCACGTCTAAGATGTGGTCATGGTGGCTGCCGTGGGGCGGTGCTGTCGTAGCCCTGCCGCAGCTGAGCGCGTGGGCGCTCGCTATGGTGGCCGTAGCCTACGGGCAGTGCCTCGTGGCGCAAGACCGTGCGCGGCTCTACACAACGGCGGCTCTGCCCGTCGTGCTATCACTGACATCAATAGACCCCGTGGCACTATACGCCGTGGCGGTCATCACGTATCTCACACCAATAACAGAGGTCTAAGGTGGCAACCTACCTGACACATGCCGGCAAGAAGCACAAGATCGATATCCCTTCGGTCACCCTGCGGACACACAAGATGATGCTTGAATGGTCATCAAAACTCGACGCCCACGTCAAGCAGGGCAACCAAGGCGTGCAGCTCGCAGCCGTCCGCAAGATGCTGGACACGTTCCCCGAAGCGCTGGACTTCATCGATGCCGTCGGCAACGTCAACAGCGACAAGCTCCAGGCGCGTATGGACTACGTCCGTGCTGATGAAGAGCGCAAAGCAGCGGCAGCTGCCGAGGCTGGCAACGAATACACGATCATGTCGGCCGACGACATCCGCGACGAAGCATACAGGTGGGTCACCGAGCGGTGGCAGCAATGGATAAAGGACAACCCGGCGGCGGCGCTGATGCTCATGTTCCAAGCTACCGAGTACCCCACCGACTACGACAGCCTGCTACTGGGCATCGAGTGCATCAAAGCGACCGTGCTATGCGATGTTGCTACGAAGGCCCTCATCGACGGCGACCTCGAATCTGACTTCTGGCAGGATGTCGACGCTGCGGAGGTGGCGGACTACTGCACACGATTTCTTACAGCGTACAAAGCACGTTGAGTTTGAACTATGGCAGATGCAGCAATGGCCGATATGGGAGCGGGAACCTAAAGATGACTACGGCGACCCGCTACCGCCTACGCGGGATTACGTCGACACCGACGTTCCCGAAGAGTGGCACACGGAAGCGCAGGCAATGAGGTACTGCGAGCCGTGGCATACGACCGTCGATGCCGTGCTGGACATGGAGTACCTGACGTTCACACGTCGTGCGCTCCTGTGGAAGGCCGTCAACATGCGCAGACCGACGAAGAACCAACACCACAAGATCATGCGTAACACCTTCGGAGGCCGGTACTGATGGCGAACGAACTCAAGTACAGACTTGCAATCGATGCTGCTGATGCAATCAAGGCCGCGGCCGAATCCGCAAAGGGCATCAACGAACTTGCCGATGCATTCGAGCGTGCTGAAAAGTCCGCCAAAGAAAACGTCGGTAAGATAGAGGCGTCGCTCAAGGCTCTTGCCGTTGCAGGCAAGAAAGACACGCAAGAGTTCAAAGAGCTTCAGACGGCGCTTGCTAAGGCTAAAGACGAAGCCAAGAAGCTGGCCGACGCCGTCGACGACATCAACCCGCCGAAGGACGCCACGCAAGCGCTTGCCGATTCGTTCGAAGATGCACAAAAGGCTGCTACGGCAAATCTTGCTAAGATCGAAGGCGCTCTCAAATCGCTGGCGTTGGCAGGTAAGAAAGACACGGCCGAGTTCAACGACTTGAAGGTAGCGCTCGCACAGGCTAAGATCGAAGCGCAGAAGCTGGCACAAGCCGCGGCCGACATTGAGCCCCCGAAGGAAGTCGTCGGTGCTATCGACAAGATTAAGGGCTCCATTGGTGGCGCTTTGGACGCTGCCAAGGGTGGCGACTTTTCGGCTATCTCGGGCCTTGGTGCAACAGTCGCAGGAGCCGTGCCTGCAATCGGTCTCGCAACCGATGCGCTTGGCGCTTTGGCAGATTCGTTCGGCGCCGCCCTCGAAGCTGGCGAGAACTATAACAAAGCCGTTCGGCAAGTCGGCATCCAGACGGGTCTGTCGGGTGCTGAGCTCGACGTACTCGGTGAGAAAGCCCGTGCTGCATTGGGCCGTGGCCTCGGCGAGACCGCCGAAGAGGCCGTGCGTGTACTGGGGTCGATCAAGCAGACGCTTGGCGAACAGATACCGACCGACCAGCTCGACAAGGTAGCATTACGGGCACAGCAGGCAGGGCAGGCTTTGGGCGTCGAAACGCCGGAGCTAGTGGCCAAGCTGGCGCCTGTCATGAAGCAGTTTGGCAAGACCTTCGACGAAGCGCTAAACCTCGTGAGTGCAGGCGCCCAGAACGGTGTCGGTGACGTCGGGGGCTACCTTGACGCCATCAACGAGTTCAGCGTCAACGCGAAGGAAGCCGGCTTCAGCGTCGAAGAGTTTACGGCCATTCTTGGCAAGGCTGGCGAAGCCGGCATCAAGGACTTTGCCAAAGTCGGCGACGGCATCAAGGAGGTCGAGAACCGCATCAAGGGCGGCGACCTTATCAAGTCGTTTCAAGAGGTCGGCGGCACCATCGGCGCCGAGCTAACCAAGATCGCCGAGGACGGGAGCAAGGGCATACTGTCAGGTAAAGATGTACTCCAGCAGTCCGTTGCGACCATCGAAGAGTCGTTCAAGAAAGGCCAGATCTCCGAGGCCTTCCGCGGGCAGCTGCTGGTAAGCCTGGGCGGCTCTGTTGCCGAGGACGTCGGAAGCACGGTCTTCGCGTCCATGTTCGACCCCGCAAACCTCGACACGAAGGGTCTCGAAGCCGCAGCCAAGAAGGCCGGCGAAACGATCGACGCAAGCATTCCGACGTTCTCATTGTCGGGCACGCTCGAGAACTTGCAGACGTCAATCGGCCGCGTGCTGGACTTCGTAAACAAAGCCCTCGCAGGGCCTGTCCTCGGCGCCATCTTCGGCATCTTCGACCGCATCGCCAACGCATTTCAGGAAGTCTTCGGCGGCGAAGCGCAGGACAATGCGCTGGATTTCGAGCAGATACTAAAGACGATCGGCTCGGTGCTGGGTAATTTGGTCGACTTGGCATTGACGCCGCTGGTCAACGCATTTAAGTTGCTGTTCAGCATCGGCAAGGCTGCTTTTGACGCCATCGCATTTGCCGTCAAGCCAGTTACCGACGCCCTCGGCGAACTGTTTAGCGGAGCCGGTGACGGGTCTGGCATCTTCGACACGCTTAAGAACGTACTCACGGCCGTCGGTAACGTCATATCTAAGGTCGTGTACGTCGCCGTGCGCGCGTTGCTGGGGCCGATTACGCTGTTTTACCGCGTCATTAGCGAGATCGTCGGCGCCGTGATCAACGCGGCGGCGGCATTTGGACAATGGGCGGCATCCTTCATCGACTTCGGCGCCATCGCTACACGCGTGCAGGGCTGGTTTGCCGACATCAGCAACGCCATCCGCGGCTTTGTCCAAAGCTTACCGGCTGCCGTGCGTGAGTTCTTAGGTCTTAACAACCTGTTTGCGGATACGGCGGACGTCGCCAAAGCCGCGACCGACGCCACGAAAGACAACACCGACGCCACAAATGAGAACGCGCAGGCGCAAGGGCTGACGGCCGAAGAGCTTGCCAAGCAAGCAGCGGCACGCAAGGCCGCAGCTGAAGCCGCCAAGAAGCAAGCCGAAGAACTCAAAAAGCTCGACGAAGTGCTGATCGGATTGCAGGTCACCGCCGCACAGGCCGAAGAGGAATCACAGATCACCCGTTCGGCTCTGCTGAATGAAGAGGAGCGGCAGGTGGCGCTCCTGCAGGTCAAACAGAAATACCAAGAACTGGCGTTGCAACAGCAGCTCGACGCCATCGTCGGTAGCGGCAAAGTCGAAGAGGCGCAACGGCGGAACATTGAGTTCCAGATTCAGCAGCTGCGCATCCGCAATGCCGAAGATCTCGACAAGCTCCAACGCGATGCTTTTGCGAAGACCGAAGAACGCGAGCGTGCCAACGCCGAAGCACTGGCGAAGGTACGCGGTGAGCTGCGGCAAATCCTGATCGACGAACAGCAGGCCGACGAGGTCAAGGCCGTAGAGCTGTCGCTAAAGACCGAAGAACAGAAGGCCGTCGAGATTGCCAAGATACGCCAACGCTATGAAGAGCAGGCCCTCGCCGAACGCATCGCAGCGATCAAGGTCACAAACGACATCGAGCTAACAGAAAAGACAAAGCTCGAAGAACAGCTGCGCATCCTGCGGTCTAAAAACGCTTCCGAAATCACGGCCCTGACCAACGCGGCACTCTCGAAGGAAGCCGAAGCGTACAAGGCCATCGTCGACGCTATCGACTTCGCCGGCGTCACAAAGCAGATCGAAGAGTTCGGCAACAAGCAATCCGAGATCAACAAGGCCCTTGCAGACGGCACGCTGTCGTATCAAGAGGCCGTGCAGCAGCTGGGCGAAGCGACGGCCCAACAGAACACCATCTTGACGCAGCTTGCAGCAGGGCTGGCGCCGGCGTTTGCGCAGGTGTCCGAGCAGCTGGAAAGCCTAGCACTCAAGTCGATCGAAAGCGGGAAGACACTCGAAGAATCGGCAGGGCTAATTCTCGCAAGCACGGGCAGTGCATTAACTGGCCTCATCGCGCAAGGTGAAGATGCAGGCAAAGCAACAGCCAAAGCAGCGCTCGACACCCTCGACGCTCTGGTGCCTATCCTTGTGGCGCAGATCACCGGTGTATCGCTGGCGACCGCAGGCCCCGCAGGTATCGCCCAGGCTGCAATTCTTACGGCCATCTTGAAAGGCCTGGTCGCCGCAGCCCGTGCAAGCGCAGGCTTTGCCGAAGGTGGTTACACGGGCACGGGCGGCAAGTACGAGCCGGCGGGCGTCGTACACCGTGGCGAGTTCGTCATGCCGCAGACGATCACCCGCAAGAACCGCGGCCTGCTCGAACACATCTACGCTGACAAGCCATTGGCAGAGTTCCCCGGCCTGGCTGCGATGTTGGCAACGAACGGCGTATCTTCGCCCGTTGGGTTGCAGCGCGAGAATGACGCCCTACGATCGGAGCTGCGGGCCATCCGTACGCAGCTGCAGACGATGGAGACGCTGCACAAATCGGCACATGAGCTTACCGTTCATGCCGATCATGGCACGACGTTAAAGGCCATGCGCAAAGCACAAATCCGCAACCTACGAGGCTAACGATGGCAGCCAAAACAGACTGGACACTCACCCTCTACGGCGCTACGGTCGACCCTGCGACGACGGCCTACACGATGGCGACCGCTTCGACGGTCAACGCCTACACAGGCGCGTCGTCCTACACGGTCTACATCACACAACCGCAAGCGCAGTGGGCACTAGAGAACGAACTGCTCACGGACATCAGCGGGTGGCAGGTCGGCAACGTCACGAGGCGCCGACGATTCAGCGTGCAGTGCTACCCATTCGACTACGGTACGACAGTGTCCGGCGCTCCCGCAGCTGGTGTGCAGGACTTGGACAACGTCGACGCACTCGCGGATCTGATCGCAGGAAAGAAGTACCTGTGGGCTGTCATCACGGGCGGCGTTCGTTCGTGGCCGTCGACGGCAGGACAGGTGCACCCTGTCAACGTCACGGGCTTCTCCGAGACCGTCAACGCATCGGCAGGGACGCGAGGCCTGACGATTGACATTGAGCTGCGAGGTCGCCAGTAATGGGTACGATCTACCGCAAGCAGTGGACGGCCACCAACGGCCACACGTACACGCTCGACATCGTGCCGTACGACACAGACACCGACGAGACGACTGTCGTAACGCTGTCGGCAGCCGACGCCAACCTAGTCGAAGTCGGCACGATCACGCACGCGTTCGACGAGTTGCCCGTCGGCCTGATGACGCCGCCGTCGATGACGTGCAAGGTCGTAATCAACAGACTCCCGTCAGCGCTGCAAACAGCCCTTCGTGCCAAGTTCATAGAGTTTGCAGGGCCGGGTGGGTACGTGGCGCGTAACCTGTTCATCCTTAAATCTGACTACGGCGTGGCCGGTGCTGTCAACGTCGTATTCTGCGGTGTGCAAGCGCGTATCAATTCTCAGAGCTACGAGCGGCAGTCTGGCGAGTACATCGTCGAAATCGAACTGCAGGACGCGATGCAGTGGACGATGTCCAGCATCAAGCCATCGAACAGCCTAGCGTGGACAGGGCTGCAGGAATCGACGCGCAAGATACGCCGCATCGCGTGGGAGCTGCGAGCGCCCAACACCGGCGATGGATTGTATGACGCCGTCTACGATACGGGCCTGACGAACCTCGACGAACGTCTGCAGTTTCACACGTGGGAACAGTCGTTCGGTGCGATCATGGACTACATCAGCCAAGAGGCTAAGAAGATGTCCATACGTTCGACGTCGACGTTCAACACCGCAGACTATGGCCTCGACTGGGAATCTTCGGACGCCCTCGGTATCATGCAGCTGTACGATACGAACGGCTGGACGGTAGCATCGGGCAGGCCCCGAGGCTCGACGCTGACGAATGCGACGACGTACCTGTGCACGCACATAACCCAGAACGGGCAGACCATCGGCGGGCTGGCGTCGCCACAGGACAAGTACGGGTGGACTCGATACGAGTCGTGGTGGGATTTTTTCAAGGACATCAGCGAAACGATGTTCTTGAAAGTGTCTTACAAGTACGCCATCGACACGTTCATCGAGCCGGGCGTCGTCAACGTCACTTGGGAGATACGCCCCGTCATCTCTACAAATGTGGCGACTGTCGACATCATGGACAGCCTGGACGAGCCGAACATCGAAGAGACGGCATCAGCGATCGGGCGCTGTGAAACCCGTTTCGGTGCTGAGTACGGCGACGCTACTGTCACGCAACATATCGCTAACGCGGGCGTGGCCCGTGCTGACAGGCAGTACACTGTCGACATGGTCATGCACAACGTGCCGCTGTTCAAGGGCCAACGTGAGGACCTGCGCTTCGGCATCGACCCGTACATCGCCGAGCCCGGCCTGCAGCACTGCAATCAGTTCTGGTTTTGGGACACGTCGGTAAGCCCGAATGAGATCGTCAAGGTTCACGAGAACATCAAGATCAAGTGGGGCGCCGGATCTGGCGACGTCTTCGACTACAACGCCCTCATCGCCGACACGCCACCCTACGACAAGGAAGCGCATAACGCGTGGGCTATCGAGGTGCAACGCACTACGGGAATGCCCGCATCGCTGGCGAATGCCTACGTGTCGTTGTTCGGTGACGACAACCTCGCAACCGTCGAGATACGGACGCGGCTCATTGACTACCGTCTGTCCGTCGGCGACCGCATGACGATCAGCGGGCAGGTGACGTCAGACGTTCCACACCTCGCATGGTCAAACGCCGTCATCACGTCCGTAGAGACCGACGTAACAGCTGGCACGCAGACCGTCATATTCATGCTCATACCGACGCCCTAACTATGCCCATCAATGACCCGATCAGAGACCGCAAGGTGGCGCCTAACTCGCTAGCGTTCCCCATTGCAGGAGCGGCAGGGGGCGCCGTGTCGTCATCGACGTATCAGTCGACCGTGCAAGACGTGGTGAACAACACCGTCGTCTATGCTGACTCCGAGGTACAGAACCGCGACCGCCACGCCCTATCGACGGCAGACCGCGAGGCCGAACACCGCAGCAAAGCATGGGTCGGCGACTGGCACCGCGTCATCGACTGGGACATTACCGTAGATCAGGACATCACCAACAACGCCTGGGACCCGTTGCGCTTCAGTAACGAGGCTATGCGGGCGATGGGGGCTATCTCGACACCGACGTCGTGGTCGTGGACTGTCGCCCCAGGGTGGGAGGGAACGTACTTCCTATACGCTTTCGTCTGCATCAACATAACATCGGCGGCAGCCGTCGGGGCCGTGCGCCTTGGTATCATCGTCAACGGCACCCTGCGCACGGTGATCGACCGCGTCGACGCCGAGATCAGCGGTGACGATGCGGCCTTCGTACGTGACTGCATCGTACGTGGTGGGCGCAACGTGTCGCTTGGCGTCGGTGACGTCGTGCAGATCGCCGTGAACTTCGGCGGCGCCGTAGGCAACGCCACGTATCTGCATCCCTCATCGGTCGTTGGCTACGTCAGCGGCTTCCGGACTATGTGCGGCTATGACCATAACATCAACACGCAAGACGACATCGACGGCTACGCATTCACATAAGGACACATCATGAGCTGCATACCACAGACACCCATCGCATCGCGTTACCTCGACTCCGGCTGGACGTCGTTCGTGACGCCCATCGACACCACGAACGCCATCGGCATCGGAGAGCCTACACACGCCGAGGTGCTCGTTGTGCCGGGCATGGCGACGACGACGCAAGAGCCGGGCCGCATCGTACAGATCCAGATCGAGGAGACGGCAGGATCGTCGGCCAACCTCAAGAAGGCCGACCTGCTGCTGCTCTTGTGGACACGTGCAACGTCTGCGCCGACAACGCCGACGCTGAACACCGTCTATAACCCGTCGACGACGAACTACATCGGCGCGTTCAAGATCGCAGAAGCGGACTATGTGCGTTGGTCAGACACCGTATGGCAGGCAACGATCAAGCCGAGTCACGTCTTCACGTCTGGGTCGGATGCTGTTGCATCGGACTTCCACTGCGTCGTCTTGTCCAATGAATCCAGCGCCATCACCTACGCGGCATCGGCTGCGCTGCGGGTGCGCATCGTTACCGAGCCGGGCGTGTGACAGCGCAGGAACCGCAGACAGTAGATCAGATGGCCGCCGTTGTGTGGACATCTGACTACGTGCTGGATGACATGCCTAAGCGCAGCGTGCAGCGTGCTAAGATTCTAGCCCTACGGATGCACTGGTGGCATGAGCTGCACAAGCTCGGGCACTACGTCCCGTCGTGGTCGATGACTGCGGCATGGGAGGGCGAACGTAGCCACTGACGACGCGAGTATATGACACCCCGTACGGGCATACTGTACGGGGTATTTTCGTCTATAACAGAAAATAGTTTACACGCAAGTTTTTTTTATCGGACAGTGGCCGTATGTTGCAACTGTTCACGATGGACGTGGACGTTAACAACAACACGGAGACGGACATGGAAACGATCAACGTTCTTCTTAATGGCAAGTTTGTCAAAATGCAATTGATCGGCTCTAACGACATGGCATCACTGCCGCATAGCAAAGCCGATATGATCGAGTCGGGCTGGGAGCCGGTTTGTTACTATGCAAAGCGTGCGAACGGCGGCCGCCATCACCTAGTCTATAAGTCAGCACGAACTGGCAACTACCGCAGCATTGTTGCGGTCTAAAGATAACCCGCATGGGCGCGGCTGCACAACGCGCAAGAACAACGCAACCAACGCACGGAGTGCTCGCATGACCCGCCTACGCCTAGTCCCTGTTAAGGCTTCCAAGCCCGCACCGCTAACCAAACAACAGACACGCAAGATAGCTACCGACGAAACACGTCGGGAGCGGATTACCAAACTCAAAAGAGGTACACGATGAAACGCTTTGGCATCCAGTGGGATAAGACCCGCATCAACGGACGTGACTACGTTCACGTCGGCCTGTACGTCGACAGCCCAGACAAGAAGCGCACGGCCGCCCGCGTCGCGGCCTTCGTTACCGTGCTGGCCTTCATTGTCGCCGTAACACTGCTGACACCCGATCCCGTGCATACGCCGACGGTGGACGTCATTACTGGCCAGATCGTACGATGAGCACAGCCCCACACCTGACAGCGCGCGAGCATGCTATGTTTGTGCGCCTGGCCGAAGGGCAGGGCGTCAACTGCGCAGGCCGCAACATGGGCCTCAACCCAACACAAGCCGCATACACCGCGGTACGCCTGCGCCGTATCTTCGGCATCGTAGACAACAGAGACTTCGGACGGATCTATAACACCCCTAACGCATGGAGATTTCTATGACGACACCTATCGTATGGCTGGCCTTGTGGCTGGCAGGATGGTTTACCATCAACACCGAATACAACTGTTACTGCTCAATGGACCCGCGCGGCCGTCAGCATTGCTGGTGTGAACTGGAGATGAAGCCATGAGCACAGAAGCATCTTTTACCAACCTTCGCGTGGTACGCGAAACCGACGAGACAAGGCCTTGCAGGTTTTACATTAGAAGCGGCAGCCGGAACATTTTTGGTTCAATAAGTGACGACCCAGAAACGGTGGCGTTTATGCATCTTATCGCCGCCGCGCCGAAGATGCTGCAGGCGTTGAAGGCGTTGAACTTGCTTGCTATGGAATGGGAGCAAGCTCGATACGGCAAGACACACAAAGAAATGCAGGGCTATCTATATCAGCCTGAAATCTACGATGCACAGTCCGCCATCGCCAAGGCCGAAGGGAGGGGCGAAGCATGAGCATAGCACCAAAGCACACGCCGGGGCCGTGGCGGCATGAGACAATCAAAGTAAAAGAGTTCGAGCAGTTTGGTGTTAGGCGTAAGATGTTCGGGGCAGACGGTCACTTGATGCTGTGGCAAGAACCATACTTTAAAAACCCATTCGACAGGCTGTATGACGTGGTCCGCTTGTCGGATGCTGACTGGCCTCTGATTTCCGCCGCCCCTAAGATGCTGGCGGCGTTGAAGGATGCGATAGAGGTTTTAGCGGCAATCGCCGACGATGATGCTCATGCGTATTCGGTGGCGTTAACGGTACACGCCGCCATCGCCAAGGCCGAAGGGAGGGCCGAAGGATGAGACAACTAAAGTACAAGCTCACATCTGGGTACATGGTCGGGCTTCGCGTAGAATACCCTGTCATACGCACGGTAGAAGGTAAAGTCGTCGGCATGTGTTTGGATGCCGATTCGCCATATCTGCATGCGATGGTAGCCGCGCCGGCGATGCTGGAGGCGTTGAAAATGGTATTGGATGACCCTGACGCGCTGGATGGACGACCAAGAACCGCCAAAATAGTTTACGCCGCCATCGCCAAGGCCGAAGGGAGGGTGCAGGAATGAGTGAGTGGATAACAGACCGACTGCCGGACCCGGATGATGCGTTTGAAGACTGGGTGTTCGTATCGGAACACGGGAATATCCAAATGTATCTAGCCGTATCGGTTAAACTGGGTATGCCATGGCTGCCGATCGTACCACCCGCCCCCTACGTCAAGCCGAAGCGGTGGGCGGTCAAATGGTATGCTGAATTGGCCGAGTGGATTCTGTTAGACGGTTCAGGTAAGTTTTCATATTACTTGCCGATGTTGCGTCGCAACCAAGCCGACGCCGCCCAACGCATCGCCGACGCATTCAACGAGGTGCTGCCATGAGTGAATGGATAACTGACCGACTGCCGACGGAAGCGGATTCGGTAGATG